GCAACCTTTCACCCAACGGTTTTACCGCCACTTTCGACGAGGTGAACCACTGACCACAGAGCAATTTGTCGACAGTTACACCGGGAGGAAGAGGAAGTTGTATAACCGGATGATTGAAGAGTTGGAACTTCAACCGTTTGAACCCAAGGATTCGTACGTCAGTGCGTTTATCAAGGATGAGAAAACGGATTTCATCAAGAAACCCAATGCGTGTGCGAGAGTCATACAACCAAGACACCCAAGATTCAATGTTAAAGTCGGCGTTTTTCTTAAGCCTTTCGAGAAGGCGGCTTTTAACGCCATTGCTGGAGTGTTTCGAGGCACGACTGTTGCAAAAGGGCTGAATAACAGACAGCGAGGTGAGTTGATGGCAAAGAAGTGGAGTAGGTTTGTGAATCCAGTTGCCATCATGCTTGACGCTAGTAGGTTTGATCAGCATTGCAGTAGTGATATCAGAGATTGGCTGTTCATGGTCGAGGAACATTTCTACCCAGAGTTGAAATATTACAACAAACTTAGGCGCAAGAATAAGTGTTTTGCTAGGACAGATGATGGGTGTGTGAAGTACACCGTCTTAGGCAACACTATGTCTGGTGATATGGATACTGCGAGTGGGAATTGCCTTATCATGTGCGCAGTCACTTGGACTGTGATGTCGGAGATGGGAATACGATGCGAGTATATAAATGACGGAGATGACGGAGTGCTGATCGTTGAAGCTGACCAAGTAGAACGAGTTCGAACGGAGTTTCAACGGCGTTTTCTAGACTTCGGTTTCACAATGAGATGGGACGGTGAAGCCCGTACATTGGAGGAGGTAGAGTTTTGTCAATCTAGGCCAGTAACTGATGGGTCTGGTTGGCGTATGGTTCGTGATCAAGGGTAGCTATGGCGAAGGATGCCATCACTCTTAAGCGAATCAACAGACCTAAAGATCTGACAAGACTCCAATCCTCAACAGGCTGGTGTGGCTTGGCCTTGGTGGGTGATATGCCAATTTATTGGAAATATTACACATTGTTTGGTCAGCCAGAGCGACCCGAGGAGTTCACTAGCGGGATGCACTATGCAACCGTTAATCTGATGGAGGGAAGTTCTAAACCACCAACTGATGAAGCGAGGATTTCATTCTGG